ATGATCGGTTTAGACAAAATTATGTATAACCGCCAAAATAATGGGGCTATGAGCGAATACACTTTTAAGGTAACTGTCGTTGTTGGTCGTGTAGTTGAGCGGGTAGCACAAAATAATTTAGACTTGTATGTGGCACCGGGTGCAGGATCTATTAAGGCTGCGGTTGAGTCTGACAAAACTTTAAATGGCAATGCTTATGACGTTTTTGTTGGAGAGTTATCGGCTTATGGTGCGATACAAGTAAATGGAATAGACTACTTAAGTGCCGAATTCTCGGTGCAAGTTTTCGCAAGATAAAGGAAAATAATGGCAATTTTTGTTGCAACAGACTTTAGCGTTTCAATTAATGGATCTACCGCTCTAGCCTCATACTTGACACAGGTTGAGTTAAAAGCCACTGCCAATGACGTAACAACTACCGCTTTTGGTAGCAGTTGGGTTACACGTGTTGCAGGACTTCGTGAAGGCACACTAACCTTAAACTTTAACCAAGATTATGCAACTACAACTGTTGACGCAACCTTGTGGCCGTTGCTAGGCACTAACGCGACAGTCGTAATTAAACCAACCTCGACTGCGGTAGGTGCGTCAAACCCGGCATATACTGCGGTGTGTCTTGTTACTGACCTAACCCCGATTTCAGGACAGATTGGTGACCTCTCCACATTTAGCATTACATGGCCTACCACTTCGGCTATTAGCAGGGCAACCGCATAATGAACCAAATTAACCTACGCATTGTTTTGACTGACGGCACCATACTTGAGGTTGTTACCTCTGCGGGTGATCTAGTTAATTGGGAAAAACATTTTGACTTGGGCATAGACAAGTTAGAAAAAATTACACACTTGCTTTACCTTGCTTGGTTGGCTGTTACACGCCTAAAAAAGACTGGCCACGATTTTGACGCATGGATCGAAACAATATCTAACATTGAGGTTGATGACCAAAAAAAAGCCTAAAGGCTTTAGGTGTTGATTCTTACCATTGGTTAATTGCTAATTTAGCCGTTGCAACAGGTATAGCACCATCGGTTTTATTGCAGGAGTCTGACCGCATGTTAAACACAATGTTGTATGCGTTGCAATACCAAAGAGGTAATAATGAGTAATTTTGGTAAACGTGTCGCAGTCTTAAGCAAAAATCCTGACGTAATCTTTGACGCTAAACCTATTTTGCGGGCTTTAAATGAGTTGGAGCCGGGTTTAAAAAAGCAAATGTTGCGTGAGATGAAGGGCATAACTAAGCCTGCGATTACTGAGATAAAAAAAGTTATACCTGATACGGCACCTATGTCAGGTATGAGCCTAAATAGGACTACTAGGGCTGGCGGTGGCTCAAATAGTAACCCGACTGGCCGTTTAAGTTGGGATGGCGGTAAATACAAAAACGCAGTCATTAAGCCTGATAATGTGATCCCTAAGTTTAGTAGTGGACGTTCAAGGCGTTCATCTGTAACTAGTTTGTTTGGTATTTGGTTGCGTTCACCGGGTGTGTCTATGGTTGCTACTGCGGGGCGTGGATCTGGGGTCTCTAAATACGCTACAACACGTGAATACGACTATAAGGGTGGCAGGCGTTCACATAGAAACAATGGGCAGGGTCAAGCATTAATTGCAAGAGTCAAGTCCAGTGGTTTATACAACTTTTTTTACAAGGCTGGCGAGAAAAAAATACCTAGTATGGAAACGGAAGTAAAATTGACTTGGGAAAAGTATTCCAAACTCGTAAGTAGAAGGCTCGGTTAATGTCTGTAATTATTAAACTCTTATCTAAGTTTGATGACTCAGGTATAAAAAAAGCCAAGTCTGGTTTTTCAGGTTTAACTAAAACTCTTGGTGCCGTTGGTATTGGTTTTGGTATAACTCAAATAACTAATGGGTTACTTGACGCGGCTAAGGCTGCTGCGGCAGATGAAAAGTCAACACGTCTTTTAAACACACAACTGGCACGTAACGCTAATGCAACTAAAGAGCAGTTAAAACAAAATGATGCTTTTATCGAGTCCTTGTCTCTCCAAACAGGCATTATGGATGACGATCTTAGACCTGCTATGGCTCGGTTTGGAAACATTACAGGTAATGTTAAGGACGCACAAAAACTTTTAAAGATTACTTTAGATGCCTCTGCGGGTTCTCAACTTAGCCAAACAAGAATTGCTAAGGCGGTAGGTCAGGCGTATGGTGGTAATACAAAAGCGTTGCAAAACATGTTTCCGCAACTTAAAAAGAGTAAAGATGTTTTAGGTGATTTTGCTAAAACTTATGAAGGCTTGGCAGTTGCAAACGCTGATCCGTTTATGAAATTTAATAACAGTATGGACATACTTAAGGAAAAACTTGGTGTAGTTGTTTTGCCAATTTTGATTGACTTTATTGACCAGATAAGTAAACCCGGTGGTGCTATTGAGGTTGTTGGCAAGTTTTTTGATGATTTGGCTAACCCTAAAAGTGATGCAGGTAAAACTTTTGCGGACATTAAAGATGCTGTTGGTGAAGTTATTGGTGCGGTAAAAGAGTTTTTTGGTTATTTTGGTGATGGTGACGCGGTAAAGGGTTTTGGTAAAGTTGCTACTGCGTTAGTGCAAATGTTACCTGCGTTGTTGGCGTTAAAAGCCATTATGGTTTTGGCTAGTGCGGGTAAGGCTATACAGTCTTTGGTTACTGCAATGACTCTTATACAAGGTAAAGGTGCCATTGATGGTGTCGTTGCGGGTAATGCAGGTAAAGGTAAAGGACTTTTAGGTAAGTTAACTACGATTCCAGTTGTCGGAACTGTTGCAGCAGTTTTAAGTATGTCTGGAGATAGCACAATAAAGGGACCTAGAGATTTGTCTAACTTTAACCCTAAAACTGGCGGGCCATTGTCGGGTGTGCCTTTAACACCTAGTTTTATTAAACCGCAACCTACTACAACTAACAATGTAACTATCAATGTGCAAGGTGGAGATCCTAAGACTACTGTTGATGCTTTAGGTAAGTATTTAAAGGTAAATGGTAGTTTGCCTTTTAATCTTGGCACCGCAGGTAAGAAACCATAATAAATGCCGTTACCTACATATCTTGTTGAGTTAAAGTTTGGTGCTAGTGCTTTTATTGATGTAACTGCTTATGTGCAAAATGTGTCAATTAATAGAGGTATTACAAGAGTTTTTGACGATTATCCTGCGGGTTCATTAAGCGTTACTTTTGTAAATAATGAGCGTGTCTTTGATCCAACTAACACTGCGTCACCTCTTTGGTATGGTGCAGGTGGTTATAGCCTTGTGCAACCCGGTGGGCAGGTTAGGGTTACTAGTAATGGTGTTAGGCGTTTTACTGGTAGGGTGCAGGGCTGGGACTTTACTTTTAATGAGGCTGGTTTTGATGGACAGGCTACACTTACTGCCTTAGATCAAATCAACGTTTTAAGCAACGCAACTTTTACTGACGAAACTAACTTTGTTAGACCAGATTTAGTGCAGGTTACAGGTGACCGCGTGGCTATGGCTATGAACTATTTGGGGTTGGCTAACCCTACTGTTTTGCAGGCTGGCGATACTATGGTTGGTTTTGATGTTAATGAGGTTGGCGATAACGCTTTAAGTTATCTGCAAAATGTGGCACGCAGTGAGCCGGCAGATTTTTACAGTAATGCCTCAGCAACAATGATTTTTGAGGACAGAAGTTTTACAGACTACACTTGGACAACTACTACTAGGCAAAATGTTGTTGCGTATCCGTCTACTGCTACATGGTATGGCGAGATAGACACAAACTTGGAGGGGTCTGGCTGGTTGTCTGGCACCGCTCATGCAGGTAGCCTTACACCTTTTATTAGTGGCACAGTTAATAGAGGCGGCACAACTATTGATACTGTTGACCCTACGCTTAGTGCTGTTGGTTTTCAATATCTTGATTGGAACCCGCTACGTTACGACTATTTGGGTGACACATACGTTTTTAGTGGTTATGTGCGTGGCTATGTTGGCACCATTGAGGTTGACTACCAGTTATTTGACATTAACCATGCGTTAGTTGGATCTACTGCGTTTAGTGTTTCCCCTGCGTCTACTGCTACATGGACAAACATTACTAGGGTGGTTGCTGCTACTGCTACTGTTGCAGGCATTAATTTGAGTGTTGGCGTTTATGGCACCGCATACCCTAGCACTAGGCTTTATGGCAATGGTTGGCTGGTTGAGGCTGGCACTGCGTTTACAAACTATTTTGATGGGCAATATAACCCTGATGTAAACACTACTAGCACTAAGTATGCGGTTGCTTGGGCTGGCGAGGCATACAAGTCTATGTCTGGGCAGGTTAAAAGTGTTGCGTCTACTGCTACGGCAACTAGTGCAATAACTTTTGCTGACGCTAATAGTCAAGGTGCTAGTTTTGGTAATGGCACTGGCATACCTTTTATGGACTTGGCTGTTGTTTATGGATCTGAGCAGTTATACAACCAAGTGCAAGTTGTTGGTGTTAATGCTACTGCGGTTGCTAATGACGCTACCGGGCAAAGTAACTATGGGTTACGTTCCTACGCTCAGCAAGACAACCTAACTACCTCTGTTACTAGGCCTACGGCTATTGCTACGGACTTATTAGCACAATTTAGGTTGCCTGAGTATAGGGCTGAAACTTTAACTATTGCGTTGGAGTCTTTAACTAGCGGTCAACAAAACATTGTTTTGGGACTTGAGTTGCGTGATGTTGTTAGGGTTTGTTTTAAGCCTTCTAATACAGGTGATGTTATAGATAAGTTCTATCAAATACTTGGCATTGTTAGTAATAGTGATGTTGAGCGGGACGCGGTAACGTTTACTGTTGCCAGTTTAGATAACATGACTTTTAGGTTAGATAGTCAGTATTTAGGCATTTTAGATAGAGATACTTTAGCCTAGTAAAATAGAACTTTAGGAGAATAAAAAATGTCTGCAACTAAGATTTGGTCAACTGGCGATGTGCTTACCGCTAGTGATCTAAACAGTAACTTTACTAAACTGCCTTACGCTAGTGCAGCGTTCACTTACACGCAGGTTGCTACTGTCGCACCTAACGTAACTGCTACGGCTGTTGCTGTTGCCTTCCCTGCGTCACGTTTTAATGTGCCACCTATTGTTACTGTTTCCACTAATTCACCTTTTTTAACTGCCTTTGTATCTGCTATTACTGCGGCAACTGCGACTATAAATGTTAGAAACAATGGTGACACTACGTCTGCGGCTAGTGCTATTGTTACAGGTTTTGCGGTGCAAATGACTAGCGGAACGGCTGCGGGGTAATAGATGCTTACTTGTAAAACTGTTGGTTGTGCTATGGGTGAGGAACAACATTATCCGCACCCTGATGGCATACCAGTTGTATGTTGCTTTTGCGG